TACGGAGAGTTTTTAGAATGTGTGATGGCAGTGCCATAATTGTTACCTTTGTTTAAAGTTAAAGGGTTGAAGGAAATTTAATGAAGCAACCATTCTCGTTGTCTTCACTTACACTAATCCAGATCTCACGACCTGAATATCTTGCGCTAATAGTTGCTTGCAAATCACGAGCAATCATTTCGCAGGATTTATGGTTGAGTTCGAGTGTGCCATCTGCATAGCACTTTTCGAGCCAACGCTTAAACTGAATAAATTCTAAATCTCGGTCATCGTGAAAGACTTCGATATAAACTTTAAAATGGAAAATGTGACGATGCGGAGCACCGAGGAAACTAACATCATACATGTCACCTGTTTTAAGTTCAGGTGCTGTAGCTGCTGCTGGATACAGATGAATACCTTCTTTCTGAAAGGTAACCCAGATCATAGATTTTTCTGTAGTCATTTGATAATCTTATCGTTTTTATATTGCGACCAGTCAGTAAATTTACTGCGATCTTGTAGAGTGTGTAGGCTATGCGACCATACACCTGGATTCGTAGCGTTAAAATCTTTATCGTCAATCTTAAGCATTGTGTTATAATTCCACAACTTAATATATGGAATAGGAACACGAATTTGCGGAATAAAGTTATTGTAGCCGTTAAGGCCACCGTCGTTGAACTCTTCAACTGCACTTAACGGAATATCGAGACTGCAAAGATAATCTTTCTGCAAGAAATATTCAATCATTTCTTCCCAATCGTGCCATTCCTGCCATGTGGTTGGATTGTAACTATGATTAGCACCGAAGAAAATATGCTCGCAACCTTGCAAATTTTCAGCAATGCTATCGAAGGATTGAATACCAGTTACAAACAGCGTTTTCTTACCAAACGCCGGTGTGTGTTCAATTTCAATGCCAGTGAAGAATGTTACTTCTTCAATGCTGCCTGTAGTATAATCTCGTTTCATGCATTAATTATACAATAGATCTTAGTCTTTGTCAAGACCTTCTTCTAGAGCACGCAGCTCATCGTCGTCGGGATTAGCAAGATCAATTTCTTCAACTTTTGTAACTTCTTCAACATCGAAGTGTGCAGTAAATTGATTTTGTGAAGGACCACCTTGTAAGCGAGCACCTTCTAAACTGATTAAGAAAGGCTTAGCCTGCTCAATCATTTCAAATGCTTCTGCTTTTGTTTTAGTATTAAACAAGTCTTCGACAAAACTGTTAAAATACAAAATATTGCGAGGAACCCAATCACTGATTTCGTCGTGCATTTCTTTCTTAGAATTCTTTGACCATTGCTTCCAATCTCTTCTTACTTTGGCAATTTCGATATCCATTAACTGCTGAGCACGTTGTACCGCAACAATATGACATTCGACATTGTGACCCATCATTAATGCATAAGCAAAACTATCCCAACTTGTTCTGTTTGGTATTTTGCCTAACTTGTTAAGTCGAGGCACAACATTATAATGATCTGGATTTAAGTGATCAAATTTAATCTGTTTGCCTTTTTCATTTAATCCTAATTCTGCATCAGTCTTGCGTTCGCCTAAATTGTAATAGGCAATATCGCCCATTGTTAATCGTCGACCGATTGATGACTCGAACGGGAACGGGATATCTGATCCTGAAAGTGCTTTGTTATCTGGGGCTTTGTCCATAATAACACTCCACCTTTTTGGCGTGTGTTGTGCGTTTGTGTAGACAAGTCCGTGCGCTGTTGCGATGAACGGGGATGCGCAGTCAAAAGAGATGGTAAGTTCTTCATTAATATGTTTCCGTAGTTGTCTTTGAATTAAAGTTAAGTAGCAACTCCAGTCAAGTTGCGCTGTACCCAAGAAGTGGATCCAGTTTTTGCCCTTCAGCAAACCGTCTTCTCTAAGTGTCATTAGACGCTTAAGAGTAATGTCCATCTTGCACATGTTAGCTCCACCGAAGGCCCAACCTTCAGCTTCATTGCCAGCATATGGCCCGTTAGGGTCGCTATATTCTTTTACACCGTTATACCACTTTTCAGCGGTATCCCAATCACCGCCTTGTAAAACGTTCAGCCATTTAGTATGACCTAACCGGTTCTTTAAGAAGTAATCGTTATTGAAACGTGTCTTATCTAAACAGTCGTCGAATGTCTTCAAACCTGTTTTAGGAGAGTGAATGTGATCACACGCCCATGTTGGAACGTCGAGCATCATTGACCAGTCGGCAGTCATTTCTAACCACTCTAAGATATTTTGACGAGTCTTGTTAGCTTCCTTGCCTTCGAAGTTTAACCAATCGAATTTAAGAACGCCTTTACCAATCTGGTATCCGCCTGAGTCACCTAAGATCATTGTATTAGGACGATCACGTTGTTGAATCATAGATTCTTGCACCAGACTCTTTTGTAGGTCTAATTGTGCGTGACCTGCGGAATACAAACCGTATTTGTATGTGAAGTATCCTTCTTCTGCATTAAGGAAGTTCATACCTTCGATACCTCGATCAAATCCTGCAGGAATACGATCCTTTGGGACAAACTCCTCTAACCTTTGTTTTGCAACATAGGTACTATAGAAAGAACTGATAGCAGGCAAATATACTGCATAGTCCTTCTGTAGTGGTGTTAAATTAACTTGTTGTTTTGTCATCTTTACTCAATATTATTGTTGTTTTTAGCTGTTCGGCGGCCTTCTTCATATTTTCATAAGCTGCTTTAATAGCAGGATGCTCTTTAGCTAACTTTTCTAACTCTGCTTCCTCTGTCATTTTTTTCATAGCCCAATTAATAGCAGAGTTAGCAGAGCCAGTTAAATCAACGATTGGGTATGCTGCACTTAATATTTGCCAACTACTTCCGTCATAAACTTCGAAGTTATTGTTCATATAACGCACCATACCCGAACTCGGAGCACCTGGACTAATATAAGGCATAGCACTGTATCCATTTGACACAATTACGTGACCTTGTCCTATTAATCCATTGATCATATTAAGCCTGTGCTGGAATAATATATTTGTAGGTTGCTAATCCACTGTCCATTGTGATCTGCAAAGCGCCTGTATCGGAAATACTTAGCTTGCAGTTATTCACATCTGCAATTTTCAAGATGCTAAGAATAGCATTAACTGGCCAAGTATGTGCTTTGGTTAATTTTCCTGTAACACCAGTTGCAAATACAAACTCGCCCCCGTGTGTGCTTTGATCACCGAAGATAAACTTCAAGTTTCCGCCGTCTGTTTTTGCCAAGAAAGTTGTGTGCTCACTGTTAGCACCTGCTTGGAACTGAAAGCGTTGAATAGCCTGTTGAGTAGGAGAAACTTCAACATCCCAATTTGCTCCGCGAAACTTAACAGTCTTCAATTTTTCGTTAATGACATCGGTGTTCATAAAACGGTAATCGTTCTTGAAGTCACCTGCGGCATTTTCAAAGTGAATTCCAACTGGAATGTCTTCGCCGTTGCGTACTGCCTTGACAATTTCGATCTTAGCATCTGCTTTATATTCTGCACCATCGACAAGATACTTCAGCTTGTTTAATTGCGGCATACCAAAAATACCTGCCATATCTGGATATGGAGTAGTAGTTTCTGCATACATAATGACTGTTCGGTCATCTGCCATTGAGTCGAATTTTGTCGATTCGTCATCACCTGTAATTTTTACAATGTTCAAAAAGCCGAGATTGTGTGTGTGGCTTACGATGTCTTGTAGGATGTTTTTCATGTTATAATTTCCTTTTATTAAGTATATTTAGAATTTAGATTATAGTCAATATTATTTTATTCAAAATCGAATAAACTACTGAATGTATTATTTTGTGTGGTAGAATTCAAATCCCAATCCAACACGCCGATTAAGTTATCCACTTTATTGTTGATAATAGTAGCTTCCATTTCTGCGTGATCAAACGGCAAATCTTGGAACCATTTAGGCAAGCGCATCTCATCTACTGGATATGCAACTGAAGTAAAACCTAATGGATTATCTTTCAATTTGCAAACAATAACTTTCATACCATCGACGATTTGCTGACTGTATTTGTCACCGTTCATACGCTTTAGAGTATTCCAGTTAATAGCTGCTCGAACATGTCCGGGCAAGTTGGCTTTGCCTTGTTTTTCTTCTTTTTCTTGATATTCCGCAATGTTGTTAGCACGCTTTGGACTACCTTTTTCCCAACCTGGACGCAGTTTAAATTCAGATCTAAACGTGCCGATCATTTCAAGAATTTCTTTCTCTTCGGCACCATTAAGTACCTTGTCGAGAATCTTACTCAAAAAGTTTTGCATAAATTCTGGTGTATCACTACGCTTCAAATCTAAGCCCATGGCTTTGATCTTACCTGGCTTGTCGCCGATATCTTGTCTCTTACCGTCCTTGTCGTAATACAAAACTGCATAACGTTTCTTGGTAATAAACAGTCCTTTACTTGCAACAATTTCACGTCCTGCTTTGATAACTTCGCCACGACTCTTGGGTGTATGGAAATCATCTAACATCAACTGAGGGAATGTGCTATTAACTTCATCGGAGATTGTGTCATACAGATTGATAACTGTATCTTTGTCCCAAGGAATTTGTCCTTTATTAATTTCATTTTTCAATATAGGATATGCACTAAAATATGCCGAGTCTGTGTCACCGTAGATAATACTCTTGCCCACGTGATTGTAATCACCTGTGACAATTTCATTAACTTTAGCAGCCATATGCTTGGCAATTCTACGACCGGTTAGCGTAGTTGATTGTCCAATGCGGTTATCGAAGAAACGGCAACCTGCATTAAGAATAGCACCATACAAACTGTTCAAGTTAATCTTCTTAACCAGCTGTCGTTTGTCCCAATATTCTTCTTCAACTTTGTTACCTGCATCGATTGCAACTTTCAATTTAGCTTGCAATTCCTTACGCTCTTTATACCATCTTGCAAGCAAGCCCGGGATAACACCTTCTTTCTCATAAGTGAAGATTGTACCATTTGCACTTAGCATCCATGGTTGTTTGCTTTCGTAAATTAAATCGTAAATCTGAGCACCTGATAGAACATCACTTCTGCCATCTTCCCAATCGACGGTGATTTCATTAGCTTTGTCTTTAGACATGACAAATTCATACTCGTTGGAGCCAAACTTGCCCTCCCATGCTAACGCAAACTTACCACCATTCTTGGCCATCTTTGCTTCAATTTCGGCATTGGTATAATCTTGGCGAAGTTGTCCAATAATAGTCTCTGGACCCATATTGAGCGCACGAATGACAGAAGGATACAGTGAGTTAATGTCCATACTTCCAATCCAGTCATGAAGACCTTTCTTTGGATATGCAACATATGCACCAGCAGCCTGTGTGTTTAGTTCTTCATCGCGTCTTGGACGACTTGGTACTTGCAAACCTAAACTGTGTGCTTCGTTGATAATTGCCTGTTCAGTAACAGCAACGGCGCCCATAATTGTGGTTAGCAAAACTGTGTTTTCGTGTGCAATGCTGTTTGCAAGATCAATAAACTTTAGTTTCTTGTCTAACTTGTCCAACAGTGCAGTATCTTGTCTGTTATATTCAATAAACTTTTTAAAGTCATTGTTGTATAACTGATCAAGAGTACCTTCGTATTGTGTCTTTGTTTCGCCTACTTCCATTTCGCCAATGGCATCAAGTCGATAGCTATGACGTTCTTCGTATGTATATTTGCGATACAATTCCAAACTGTCCAAATGCACACGACCGATCAAATCATATGTAACAGCCTCTTTGCCGTATTTTTCGTACTTGCGTTTCTTGGGCATTTGATCCCAACGACACATTCTACGAGTGTCTTCTTTGCTCAATGCTTTGATAATACGATTTACAGTGTAAGGCATATCAAAGCCTTCGCTGTTCCAACCACTTAACAGATCAGCATCTTGAATTAGGTCCAAGAATACATCCAACATTTCTGCTTCTGTTTCAAAAAGCATAGTGTTTGGAAACTCTTTAACTTCTTCTAATGCTTGCTCCATTGTAAGGGTCTTTGGGGGAACTGCAAGACATACTAATGTGTCTAACCATTGTAGGTGAACAGCAATCGCAGTGATTGGCATGAACGCATCGTCTGGAGATGCATAGCCACGTTCTGGATCAAAGTCCACCTCAATGTCCCAAAAAGCTACATTGAGTTTTGGTGCATCTTTGTTTAGATAGTTTTCTTCGAGGCAACGAAAAACCGGGTTGATATCGCTTTCATATAGTTTATGATCGCTGTGAACTCTTTGTTCTTTTGTAAATTCTTTCCAGTTCTTGCAACTCACTTTGCTTAGTGGGTCTCCAAAAATGCTTCTATATTTGCCCTTGTTGTCTGGGTAATAGAATAGATATTTGGCTGGATATTCTTGATAGATTTGGCCTCGTTTAGGATCTCGCTCAATGACTTTCACAACGTCATTATCGCGATCCCACATGGCATCGACGTAACTCATTATTATTATTCTCCTGTGATTTATGGCTCACTGACCTTCTTGTAGTCACTTATGGCTGACTGCACCTTTCTCTTACATATTTATAAGCCTGATAAGGGCTATGCTATCTATTGTAACCAATAGTAAGTAGTTTGCAACCATTCCGGTACTACGACGAGTCCATGCCGCCCATCCGAATATAGCACATTGAGATATAAACAATGGATATAAAATAAGAAATGGAGGATTTGGCACAGTTAATGCCATAGTGACACTACATGCAATACTCATGGCCCATGCAGTGATTTCAAGAATAAACCGAAGAGGCCATTCTTGAAAATCTTGTTTGGCCCAATTGTAGATATCTACAATCTTTTGCATTAATCTTCTTTGCGCATATTAGCGTGTCCGCTGATATCAACGATAGTCTCGAGGTCGTCGAATTCACGGAATACTTGATCCCATTGATCTTTGAGTGCAATACGAATTGCTTTTTTGATAACGCTTGGTTTTACTTCCAGTTCTTCTGCAACTGCTTTGATAGTATCATTCAGACCTTCTGTGAGATCTTGAATTTCCTGCATGACTGTAACGCCCTCAGAAATGACTTGTTTAATTTTAGTTTGTTCTGGTGCACCGAATACTTTAGACATATAATATAACTCCTTGAATATATATTATACAGTGCAGAGAAAATTAATACAAGTTTATTTTATGTATGCAGTAACCGAACCGTCCATTCCAAATACTACAAAATCAGCAGTAATAAATGGCTCTTTAGTTTTTGCGTTGAAGAACGGAGCATCGAGGTCTCTTTTATACCATACAGGAAAACTGTGCATACTATTGAGATTCGGAATCTCTTTTGTTATTGCGCCTCTTAGAAATGCAAACAATTTTTCATTTGCTTTAAATGCATTCCTGTCAGTTCTGACCATAACATCTTTGAGAATTACTTTGATGTCGTCACCAATTAATCGTTGATCGTCAGATCTAATTTGCCAACTATCAAGGCCTCGATTAATTAATTCTTCGTCAATGAACTCGCAGATTTTCATTGATTTGATAGATCGTCTAATGTATTTTCTAACTCTTCAATTTGGTTAGAAATGGTTCTATATAGTTCTACAAATACATCATCAAGTCCGTAAACTGCGGCTTCGAGTGCTCGTTGTGCTTCAAAAACTTCGTCTTCGAGATATTTGAATTGACGTGGGTCGACATTTACTTTATCTGCTAAATTTTTTAGTTCACTGACAATATTATGTGCAGGTGGCTCGTATTTAATGCCTCTGGTGATTTGTCTCGCTTTATTAACAGCAACTTCTAGAGTTTCTTTTTCTAAATTAAGCTCGGCAAGTTTTTGTTGAATGCCTTTAGCATCTCGAGGAGTGTTGATTTCGCTAAGTCTATAATTCTCACTTAGCTGATTAACAAGAAGGCGCTTAAGATGTTCTGCATAATCTTTGCGCCCTTTGTGTTTTACATCTCCTTGCTTTTCCGCTCTCTTTTTGTCTTTATGTACCTGAGTACCGGTTTTAGACATATTTTTAACAACTGGATTGCGAGGTTTACTTGCTGGAATTTTACTTGGTATTTTTGCCATGATTATCTCTTTGCTGGTTGTGCAAAAATGCTATCTCCATTGAGTGCATTTACTGCTGTTCCGTCTTTCTTTTTCTTTTGTTTTGCTCGAGGAGCAACTGCTGTATTTGCGCCTACACTTGCAGTAGAAGTTGCGCCCACTGATGCAGATTCGGATGTTTTCTTTTTATTCCAATTATTCACTGGACTAACATTATTGGTGCTTTTGAGTTCTTTACTCTTCATGTCACCTTTATTCATATCTTGGCTGCTTGCGCCCACGGCTTTAGCGCCTTGTTTAAACATCCTTTGTTCTAACTCAGAATAAGGGTGTACGGTCTTCTTTTTACCATGCCAGCTTTTGGCATCGATATCTAATGCTCCGTTGCCTCCATCTGACATTGCCATAGCTTGACCTAATTTAAAGCCAACATAATCGCCGCTAATGTGTTCTTCATCTCCGTAGGTGTTAATGCCTCTGCTTGATTGTTGAGCACGTTTGCTTATTTTTCCAGCTTTAGTTTCTGATATAAATTCGTAGGCTCTCATTATTGACCCTTAGTGCTGGCACGCAACATCCAACCGTGTTTGCGATGTGCATCCATACGTTCTGCTAAGAAATTAGAAAACCCGTGCTCACCGTGTACTTCTGCAATATCGTAAGCCATTTTTAGTATCTTGACCATTTTTTCATTGTCGGCTGCTAATTGTAGCACCATTTGATCTTTAGGAACAACCTCTGTTTGATCTTCAACCTGTGTTAACATATTGAATCTTGAAAGACTTGCAGGAACATACGTTCCTATACTGCGAATCTTTTCTGCAAAGTTATCAATACTTCCATACACTTCTTCGTAAATTTTTCCAAACAGGTCGTGATATTCAAGAAAATCTGATCCTTCTACATTCCAGTGAAAGTTTTGTGCTTTTAGATAAAAACTAAAAGTGCTTGCAAATGCTATCTTAGTAGCGTTGTATAAATCATCCATTTTTCTTTCCATACCAAAGTTCAAACCAAGCAGGAGTTCCTGGCTTGATATTGTATTTTTTCATATATTCGGCTTTGTCGTTACCCGACATAAAGCCGTCTTTATTCTTATTGTTATTTATTTCAAGTTGTTTAGCCTTGTATTCGGCCAGCCTCTGCTCACTACCTAACCCGCCTAAATAACTGGCAATTTTTAATTCGTGGATAGGATCTTCGGGTGCAAGATAGCAATCATCTGGACTATCTTGCAGAATGTCTGCTTTGGTAATCCGATATTGCTTCATTTTTTACTTTCTAACAAGTTAATCAAACTGGCCATTTGTTTTTCTAGACTTTCTTCAACCGGCACGACTTTTTTACTTAACTTTGATTCAGTTTTCTTTTCGCCTTGTGTAATAACATCGTGGGCACGATTTGCAGTATCTGAACGCTTTTCGTGTGCAGAATAATTGCTGGTCCATTTTCCAAAAAATTTCTTAGCATCTGGGCTATCTGACTTTGGCGCAGGTTGCGTAGTCTTTACAGTTCTGGTTCCAGATGTTTTAGTTTTTGGATCATTGTAATGAACAACATATTCATAAGGACCGTTATCGATATCGTCGACACTTTCTTTATACAACGACTTTTTCAATTTAATATAATCTTTTAGCTTTTCGACCGCTTCTTGATTTTTAGCCAATATAGACTGATATCCATCTCGAGAAGCATTGCTCGAATATAAACTATCGTCAATATCTGCTTGAAGAGTATATGGCAATGGTCCAAAACTTTCTGCTCTATTTTTAAGTTTCTCTACAGTATCTTTAGTTGCAAGAACTTGATTTAATGTATTTCTATACTGAACTAATGTTTTATGATCTTTTGGAAACTCGTTACTTGGACCTGCAGGAAGAGATGGAGCAGGATCAGTTGGTTTTGTTGGCATCATCCTTGTTCTGGGAATAGACTTTGATTTAGGATCAGTTGTTCTATTTGCAAATGCTGTGGCAACATCTTGTTTCCAGTCATCTACGTCTGCTTGTCCGGCTGCATCTAACTCTGGCGCCTGCAACGGTGCAGCAGGCTTTTGAAATTGTTTTTTAAGTTGGCTTAATGCTGCAATATTTTTTGGATCTAATCTTGCTTCGGCAATCTTCTTAATAGTTGCGTTTTTAAATTTTGGATCGCGTGCTTTAAGATTGTTAGCAGCATCTGCGTCATTTACAGTTTTAACTAACTTTCCATTTAAGTATAAGCCGTGTCGTTGATCCGAATCTTTAGTATTGTGAGACATCTGACCAGTCTTCTTATTATACTCAACTTTACCTTCGTTGATATTTTTTAAACGATGTTCTGCAAGTTTCATTATCATATGAACTTCGTTATCGTCTAATTTTGGACTCATAGAATCACGCCATACTGCAAACTTGTCTTCATCGAGTTTAGTAGGATCCAACAGAACATTTCTCATGTCAGTTGCACGTGGGCCTGCTAATGTTCTGCTTGGATCATTTGTTTGCTGACGACTGATAACATCGATGCTTTCGAAGGTGTAAAGTACTTCGCCTTTTTTAGTAGACTTACCGTTATAATTCTTTAGGTATTGGAATTTGTTAACTTCAGCTTCGCCGAGAACTACAATAACTTTCTTATATCCGTGTTCTTGTAGCTTGC